GCCCAAGCAAGGCTGAAATTGAAAGACAGCACCTGATGAATCGAAAGCGAGAGATTGCTGAACAGGTCGCCGCCTACCAGGGGGGAGCATGACATGCGAGTCTTGCAAACACCACGATATCAACCCGATATCAGGGAGATATCACTTCGGTTGCCTCCAGTGTTGCACGAGGCTGGTTCTCTCTGCTCACCCGAACAAGCGTCTTGCTGCATCGATGCTTGCTGCCATTGCCAGATTCAGGGGCGCACCTGGGCGGGAGCAGATTTTGGAGTCCGTCCGCCTTACCCTGGAGAAACGCCACTCTCCTGGGACGAAGTGATGGAAGCCGTGAGACGGGGGCTGCTATGACCGAGAGAATCATCATCCATTGCTGGGAACCAGTCCAGGGCCACAAAGCCCTCACGCAGCAACTGTGGCCCTTGCTGAAGGCCTCTTTGATGGCAGGCCACCGCATGATCGTTGAATGCCGCGCAGAGACCCGCACGCTGGCTCAGAACTCGCGCCTGTGGGCCATGCTGACCGATATCAGCAAGCAGGTCGACTGGTACGGGCGAAAACTCACGCCAGAGCAGTGGAAGCACGTTTTCACCGCGGCACTGAGCAAACAGGATGTTGTCCCTGGCATCGATGGCGGCTTCGTGGTGCTCGGCAAATCCACCAGCAAAATGACCAAGGTCGAGATGAGTGAATTGCAGGACTTGATGGAAGCATTCGGGGTTGAAAAAGGGGTGAAATTCACTGCGCCTGAATATGTCGATCCAGAGACCGGAGAAATCCATCAATGAGAAGGCCGACCTATTCGATGCTCGACGAGTTGATGGCAAGCCCGACTGAACCATTGTCGGCTGAGAAACGGCAGCATCAGTTGGTGAGGATGTTTGCCGCTTTGGACAACCTGGTGAGGGCCGAGAGTCCAACCAAGGAGGACTGGCGGCTTTGCTCGGATGCCGTGAACATGGTCGAGAGTTTGATCGACATGGGAATCTGCGAGGACAATTCTGGCTTGCTGATGGATGCGATCACTGCTCTTGCCAAAGCAGGAAAACGAAACCTTGAAGGCAAGCCGATTCGACTTGATGGACAAGGCTTGACTGCTGTCCGAGGCATTTTGCAGGACTACGCCGATCTGCTCGAGATCATTCCCGCCAGAGTCATGATTCGATGCCATCGCAAAACAGAAAAACGAATCTTTGAAATTTTGGCTGGCAGGAAGCAGCCTCATGACGTGGAGATCGTTTCAAGATGACACCGCTACCCTGGGACTATTTTCGCTGCAAGCCAGATCAGCCGGACAGTTTTTGCCAAAACTGCAAGAGGTGGGCAGATCATCCAGAGCAGACCCATAATCCTCATGGGCAGTCTTTTGTTTCGGTGACCGACAGTCGCAACGAGGCCTGCGACTACATTCCGATCAGTTTTCTGGAGGACAAATGACCACGAACGCAGAGCGAAAGCACATGAACAAGGTCGCGGAGCTTGGCTGCGTGGTTTGCTGGCGGCTTCATGGCCCACACTCACCAGGCCCAGTCGAGCTTCACCATCCAAGACACGGCACTGGGATGGGACAACGCGCTAGCCACATGGACGTTTTGCCTTTGTGTGTGGAGCACCACCGAGGCCGGTCTGGTGTTCACGGACTAGGCACAAAGGGATTTTCCAAGCACTATGGCTTCACCGAGGCTGATCTTTTGAATGATGTAAAGGAACGACTGCAATGAACGATATCCGAGACACCCTTGAGGAGCGCGGAACACGCTATGGGGCATTTTGCGACCATGCCGAAATCTCTCAGGAACTCAAAGACGTGATGCACGACACGCCCAACTGGGAAAGCCTGCGTCCCGACCAAAAGGAGGCCCTGGAGATGATTCAGCACAAGATCGCACGCATCCTCAATGGCGACCCAGACTACGTCGACTCCTGGACTGATATCGCGGGTTATTCCACCCTGGTCGCAGACCGTCTGGGGGTTGAATGATCGTCAAGCTGCCTTGGCCTCCGACCGGCTTGTCACCGAACGCCAGGAACCACTGGTCAAAGACGATGCGCCTGAAAAAAGCGTATCGAACTGAGTGCGCGTGGCAGGCAGTCGCCCAAGGGCTGCGACCGATCAACGCCGACCGGCTGCACCTGAACATCACATTCGCCCCGCCTACCCGCCGCGCTTTTGATCTTGACAATGCCCTGGCTCGAATCAAAGCAGGCCTCGATGGGCTTGCGGACGTTTTGAAGGTCGACGACAGCCGCTGGTCGATCACCATCCAGAAAAGCGAGACCATCGGAGGCTTCGTTCAAATCGAGATCACACCATGAAACTTCCAAAAACAATCGAACCCGTATCAGTAGAAACCCTTATTCCTTACGCAAGGAACAGCCGGACGCACTCTGATGCTCAGGTGGCCCAAATTGCCGCGAGCATCAAGGAATTTGGCTTCACAAACCCCGTTCTCATCGATCAGGGGGGGGGGATCATCGCCGGTCATGGTCGCGTCCTAGCGGCTCGCAAACTCGGCCTGCCAGAAGTCCCCTGCATCCGGCTTGGACACCTGACGGACGCACAAAAACGCGCTTATGTGATTGCCGACAACCGCCTTGCCCTGAACGCAGGGTGGGATGCTGAGATGCTGAAAGTCGAGTTTGCCGAGTTGAAGGAGCTTGGCTTTGACCTGGAGTTAACCGGCTTTGATGCCGACGAGATCGCGGAACTTCTCGCGCCAGCACCAAACGCCGGACTGACCGACCCAGACGAAGCACCTGCCCTTCCTGAAAATCCATCGACCAAGTCTGGTGACGTGTGGGTCATGGGCAAGCACCGCCTGCTGTGTGGTGACAGCACCAGCATGGATGATCTGGCTCGCCTTTGCCAAGACCAGATGGTCGACATGTGGCTGACCGACCCGCCTTACAACGTGGCCTATGAGGGCGGGACAAAAGAGAAGCTGACCATCAAGAACGACTCGATGGGCGACGATCAATTCCGGCAATTCTTGCGCGATGCTTACACCGCAGCCGATTCGGTGATGAAGGCCGGTGCAGTTTTCTACATCTGGCACGCCGATTCCGAGGGCTACAACTTTCGAGGGGCTGCGAAAGATGCTGGATGGGCAGTGCGCCAGTGCCTGATCTGGAAAAAGTCCAGCCTGGTGCTCGGTCGTCAGGACTACCAGTGGCAGCACGAACCCTGCCTCTACGGGTGGAAAGAGGGCGCGTCTCACCTTTGGGCCAGCGACCGCAAGCAGACCACCATCCTCGAGTTCGACAAGCCTTCACGGAACGGTGAACACCCGACCATGAAGCCGGTGGCCCTGTTCGAGTACCAACTACTGAACAACACCAAGGGTGGCGACATGGTGCTGGACAGCTTTGGTGGCTCTGGCACGACCCTGATCGCGGCAGAGAAGAATGGCAGGATTGCCCGAATCATGGAACTCGACCCAAAATACTGTGACGTGATTTTGCAAAGATATGTTGCTTTTGTCGGCACTTCTGATAAAGTGTTTCTATCGACTGACGATGGGGATATTCCATATGAAGAAGTGCTCGCTATGCGGAAACGAGATGCCAAATGAATCTTTTTACAAAGACAAAAGAGGTATTTATTCTGCTCGCTGTAAAGATTGTCACGGTATATCGAAGCGGCAATGCGTCCAGTGCGGAAAAATGTTTACTGGAAAGCAGGGGGTTAAATTATGTTCCACAGAATGCAAGGCCGAAAATAGACCACAAACATTCAAGAAGTGCCTATGTTGCGGAGAAAAATTTGGGCCGGTTGAAAGACTGTCCAGAAAATATTGCTCCATTGCCTGCAAGATCAATGCTCAATCAACCGGAACAAAACGAAAATTTGTGCCGACCGCAGAGGCAAGAAGTGCTCAGAGAAAGGTCGCATACGCCATTCAGACTGGACGAATCATCCGAGAGCAGAAATGCCAGGAATGTGGAACAGAAGGAAAGACAGAAGGTGCTCACTTTGATTACTCGCGCCCACTTGATGTGCGATGGCTATGCAGGTCATGCCATGTTCGATGGGATTTGAATCAACCAAAGGGTGGCGGGTCGTCTGTTCCAATATGAGGTGAAAAATGGCAACGAAAAAGCCCAAAACTGAAACAAAAGGGGCGAAAGCTGAAACAAAAACCACCATTCTTGGTGAAAAACCGTCCGTAAAAAAGCATGGAGGGGCCAGACCGAACACCGGAGGTGCTCGTCCTGGTGCTGGCAGACCCCCATTTGTGCCGACCGAGCAGGAGCGCAAGCAGGTGGAGGCCATGTCTGGCTACGGACTGCCCATCGACCAAATCGCTGTGCTGGTACGAGACGGAATCCACGTGGAGACCCTTCGGGCGCACTTTTCTCAGGAATTGATCTCCGGCAAGGCCAAGGCCAACGGTCAGGTAGGGAAAACCCTGTTTCAGAAAGTCATATCAGGCGACACCACCGCGATGATCTGGTGGACAAAGACCCAGATGCGTTGGGCCGAGACCCACCGCCTGGAGCACACATCGCCAGATGGGAGCATGACGCCGAAGCCTGCATTGGACGTGACCAAACTGTCGGACTCGGCTTTGGCTGAGATTCTTGCCGCACGAAATGCAACTGACCGAGACTGATCTCATTGCCATCGAGCGTGAGTACTGCACTCGCTCCCTCGGCAACTTTGCAAAACGGGCATGGCACATCCTCGAACCCGCAACCGACCTCAAATGGGGCTGGGCAGTCGAGGCCATCTGCGATCACCTGGAAGCTGTGACCCGTGGCGACATTTACCGCCTGCTCATCAACGTCCCGCCTGGGACGATGAAGTCACTGCTGACCTCGGTAATCTGGCCTGCCTGGGAGTGGGGGCCAAAAGGCATGCAGTCGATGCGCTACCTCGGGACTGCTCACAAGCAGGACTTGGCAGTGCGAGACAGCACGA